AGTCGGCGGCGAGGGCGGCGACGTGGGCGGCAGAGTCGGCGGCGAGGGCGGCGGCGTGGGAGGCAGAGTCGGCGGCGAGGGCGGCGGCGTTGGCGGAGGCGAAGACCGATCAAACTGCCGAGTTTCTGCGTGTGGTCAATGGTGGAGAACAATGAACATCACCATCCCGCCCGAGGCGCTGGAGGCAGCCAAAGAAGCTATCACCCCGCTGAGACATAACCAGTTTGTGACTACAAGCCAACTAGCCCGCGCCGCCTGCCTCGCCATGCTGAAGGCGTGGCAGACCGAAAAGCACAAAATGATTGTCGGCGTAGCCATTGATGAAGTTGGCGGGCAGTGCCCCGCCATCATCCTCCCCCTGCCGCAGGAGAACACCGATGACTGACGCACGCGAGGCGCTGAGAGAGCGGGTGGCGAGAGCGATGTATGACCGCTGGCGCACAACCCGCCCCAATGCCCCTATCTTCGACAACCTCTATGCGGATGCGCGCGAAAGCGAGTTGGCCGATGCAGACGCCGCCCTCTCCGTGGTGCTGGAGGAAGCGGCGAAGGTGGCGGAAGCATTTCCGGCGAGAACTCACGGCAATCTTGCTACCGCGCCTTATGCTGCCGCTGAACAGGCGGGAGACGAAATCGCCGCCGCCATCAGGGCGATGATGGGGAAGGACTAGCGCCATGAAACTATGGCATTATGTCATTATGGATATTGCAGTTTTTGCCGCAGGTTATTGCGCGGGCCTGTTGTTCTATTAGCGCCTCAGCACCAGCGGCCCAGCCCCCAGCATCGTCGCAATGAGCAGATAGGACCATTCGAGCGCCACGCCGGGCGAAGGCCACGCCGCGCCGGTCATGACCTGAAAGGCCGGGGCGCCGATCTGATAGAACACCAGCACTGACACTTGCAGGAACAGCGTGGCTGCCCATGCCCGCTGCAGGATTGGCGATGCCTTGAGCGTAGCCTGAGTGGCCTTCGCCGTGTCCGCCGCCGCCTGCGCCCAGCTGGCCTCGATCCGCGCCCCAGCTTCCTCGGCTGCGATCCTCACGCGGCTGTCAAATTCTGCCTGAGAAACCTTGCCCTGCTCTTTCAGTTTGTAGAGCTCGAGCAGCTTGCCGAGAAAATCCCCGGTCAGATATTTTGCGATTGTGACGGCAAGTCCGATCACGCGGGCGGTGCCTTGTTCTGGTCTACCAGCCGCCCGGCGATGCCGCCAATGGCGAGCGCCACGAGTATCCACGGCTGCCATTCAGGCGGCACCCATGCCCTGACATCGGCCGGCAGAGCGGGCCAGACTATGGGCAGGACGGCGATGATGGCCAGCGCCTGAACGCTGAACCAGCGCCACGCCTCGCGCCAATCATATACGAGCTTCATGGCGTCACCTCACAGGATGGCCGCGAGCAGGATCAGCAGCACCAGCGCCGACGCGGCGATCACGGCAATGGCACCGGGGACGCCAAGGCGGGCGACAAGGGCGGTCCAGTAGGCGGAAATACGGTCCATGGTATTATCCTTTCATCATCCAGGTTGCGAGGGCGGCGATGAGAGCAGCGGCGGCACCGAGCACCCACGCCGCGAGGCTGGCGCCGGGAGGCTCCGGCTGGGGCTGGACGGGCTGCGCGGGCTCGGGGGCGGCAGGGGTAGCCGGGGGAGGCGGAGCGGCTTCCGGCGGCTTCTGGGGGGCGGTGGCGGATCGGAGGAAGAACGCCCTCTCATCCATTCGGCGGTTCACCAGCCCTTGCAGCACCTTGCCGCCCGCCTTGTTCCACATGAGGAAGGCGTCCGCCGCGCCGGGAATGTCGCCAGAGTTGAACCGGCGGACAAGGGTGCTTCCGGCGAAAGCTCCCGGCCCGATGTTGTAGCACAGGCTCACCATGGCATCGAACTGCGGTTGAGACGGAGCGCGGGTCAGTGCCCTGGTGACGGCGGCCTCGTATTTGACCAGTGATCGTACCAGGTAGTCATCCGCCTGCTGTTGCGTGATGACCATTCCCTTAGTGACAGGAACGATACCGGCGGCAGATGTCAGGCCGTAGCCGATTGTCCATACGCCAACGCTGTCCTGATATGCCTTGAGGCGACAACCTTCCCATTTCTTGATGAGGTCGATGCCGGAACGAGACGTCTTCACGCGAACCTCCCATTCTGAGTTCGCTGGACTTTCAAAGGTTTTGCAGCCAGAGCGTCAAAAGCCTCTTGGTAACTGACGCCGAGACGTGTTACGCGATTTGTTACAGCACTTCCGGTTACGCCGATAAGTTTGGCGGCATCCTTGAGCATAAGCCTCTCCCCATTAAACTCTACCCACCGATTGCGACGATTGTTTCTGGCTTGCTGCGCGGCAGTTGCCCATCTGCAATTCTTGGGGCTATATGGACCATCATTATCTATCCGGTCGATAGACATACCGTCCGGGGCAGCCCCCATATCAGAAAGAAAATTGCAAAAGTCATTCCACCTCGGGTCAATGGTGATCCCACGATTCATGTAGTTGTGGGGGTCAATCCGCCCAAACACACGCATTCGCATTGCCTTCCATATGCGATACGTTCGAGTGCGTGCGCCACGCCGTGAATGGCCGTGCCGTATGTTCGGATGCAATTGCAGACTGTCATAGAATGCTTTCATGGGGAGTTCCTCTAGGTGTTGGGGGGCGCCCAGAAGCAGTAGGCGGAGCCTTTCTTATCGTCGGGCTCACCCGTGAAGGGCATCACGGGGTCGTAGCTGCGAAGGCAGATATGGAAATTGCCGTCCCAGCTGGGCTGAATGCGGTCCCAGGTGATGAGGGTGTCGACCGGCGCCGTACGGTAGGGGTTGATTTGCCGGGCCTGATCGGCCGTCATGCGGATCCGGTAGCCGTCGAGCTCGCCCTCGATCATGCCGGGCTCCACCTTGAGGATTGCGCAATCCTCGCCGCCGCAGCAGCCGTTGCCGAATACCGGATCTCGGAGGCCGGTATACGGGTCGTGCGCCGCCGCGAGGACCGGCGCCAGAAACACGAAAGCCGCCACGAGGGCGGCCAGAACGGCAAGACGGCGCATGCGTGTTCTCCTACAGTTTCGGGATACTCCAGACGAAAGAAGCAATCTTGGCGATGACGGCGCCCATGGCGGCGGAAATGGTTCCGACACCGACGAGGATCTTCCATCCGCCCTTGGCCTGATCAATCAGGCTCTTCATGGCGGTGACTTCCTTCTTGAGTTCAAGGATCTGTTCGTTTGCATCCGTGACCATGTTTTTCAGATCTGAGACGGCGATGTTGTATTGCTCCTGTTGAGAGCGAAGCATCCGGTCATGGAGTGCCGCCTGATCCTTCATCTCATCCACAATCATGGCAACGGTCGCCTGAAGCGCGCCGATGTCGCGGTCGAACGATGGCGTTGGGATAGGCGGCGACATCATCTGCTCCTCTTCTTGTGCAAGCTGCAAGGTTGTTGATCAGGCGTACCAGCCGCGATCCCACAGCGTGAGAAGGCGTCGGAAATAGCGGTCATATCGTTCTGCTATGGTCTCGAGCGAGTAGAGCCGCTGGGCGCGTTCACGAATATAGGCATAGTCGAGTTGGTCAACCTTGGTGGCCGCTTCCACGAACTCGGAGAGCATCCGGCACCGGAATCCGGTCTTGCCATGCTCCACCGTCTCGGTCATCGCTCCCCAATCCGTCGAGATGACCGGCGTCCCGCAGCCCTGCGCCTCGACCGCCACGTTGCCGAAGGGTTCGATGTAGGTCGTTGGCACGAAGACGGCGCGGGCGCGCGACATGATGCGGCCCCGCTCTTCCGGCCCGATGATGCCCAGATACTCGCCATAGTCCGGCGGCGTACCCTGCCCCGCGATCAGCAGTCTTGCCCCGATGCGCTTGCACGTCTCGACGGCGATAGCGTAGCCTTTCCGCTCGATCATCCTGCCGATGAAGAAGAAATAGTCATCCTTCTCGGCTGAGAACGGGAACCGCTCGACCTCGAAATAGCCGGGGATCACATCGTCAAACCAGACGCCATCGGCGGCGGCGGGGTTTCCAGCCTGTGCGCCATAAACCGTATGCATCCAGGCATAGCTCTCAAAAACCCGATATTTGGCAAATGTGCCGGGATAGCCGATGCCGAACTCAACCGTCATGTGGTGCGGGAAGGCCATGGCAATCGGCTGGTGCGAGGTGCCGCCAATGACGCAGATGAAATCCTTCTGTTGAATGCGTCTGCCGATCTCGCGGATGGCGTTGCCGTTGAAGGTGCGCCAGTGTGGTAGGCTCGCGTCGAATGATGCCATGCAGTAGTGCTTGTCACCCACCGCCTTGCGCCGGTCATCCTCGCTGATGCAGATAATGTGCTCAGTGCATGGCGCGTCATTCTGCGCCCCTGCGTAGAGGAATACCTCGTGGCCGAGACGCATCATCATAATGCAGAACTTCCTGACCTTCTCGGTGAAGGCGCAGGCGCTGTAGTCATCGGTTGTTTGAGTGTGGGGCAGGCTTACGACGTGGAACCTCATAGCTGCGCCGCCGCGATGAAGAAGGCGTCGATCTGTTCGTCCGTCAGGCCAAGGCTTGCCGCGAGGCCGGTCAGCAGCGGATTGTCGCGCCGGTAGCGCGTCCGGTATTCCCACTCGATGCGGACGGCTTGGCTCTGCTTTTGAATCATCGCTTCCACGTCATCGAGCAAGCCTTCGTTGAGAAGCAGCAGGCGGATTTGAGCGGCGTCTACTTCTTCCGGGACCGGAATCGGAACTTCATCCACGGCCCATTTCCGCATCCACTTGCCGTCGATCAGTTCCGGCGTTTCCTCGCGCAGCGCCTGCCCCGGCCCGATCTGCGGAGGATCGACCGCGACGACCGGAAAAACGCCGTACTCCGCAAGAAGCTTATCCGGCATTTCGCGCGGGAAGCTGACATTCGGGTTTTCATACTTCAACCGTGCCGGTTTGAAAGGATACTCGATCTCTTTCCCGTCCGTTCTGAGATAAGACATGATTTTGCTTCCTTAAGCCGGGCGAAGGGCAATCGTCATTGCTGCCCATGATGCAAAACTGTTACCTCCGGCAGGATTTTCCATTACCGGATCGAATGCACCTGATGTCCAATCATCTTTGTGGCCGAATGCCATCAGGCAGTAATAAGAATCATTATTAGCGAGAACGCTTAGAACATCAATCATATTGCTGGAGGTCAAAACTGTTACATCTACACGCCGCTGACCCGTGGCACCTATACCGACGATAAAAGCCCCTGCCGTTGATGGTGTAATCGCCGGAGGATTCGGCGTCATGCTGTTTGCACCAGTGGCCGTTGTCGTCGTGACATCAAATGGATTAGATGTATTGACGTTTCGGAACACCATAATTCCAAGCGCGCCGCTTTCGGCGGCATCCCCGGTTGGACCGAAAGTTACGTCCGTGTCGCTTGTAATGAATTTATAACAGACAAGAAGGTTTGTATCTGAACTGTCATCAACCCACAGCTCGCTGCCGATGATGTTATATGCATTGGTGCCATCTGTTATTGACAAAGTTCTATCAGCTATTGCGCCTGTTCCGAATATGGCAATGACGAAATCGCCGCTGGACGCGCCAGAGGCAATCCCTCCGGTCAATCCTGAATTGATAGCTAACGTGCTGTTGCCGCTTGTGGCTCCTGCCTTCGATGAGACTTTTCCTCCGACATATTCAATGTTTTTAGGAGCATCGTCGGAAAGCAGCTTCCTTGCCAGAACGCCCATTAAGCCACCACTCCGATATACTTGCCGTAGACCTGAGAGCCTTCCTTCCACAGAACGACAACAGTCCAGTTCGTCGTATCGAGCGTCGGAGCCGTACCGCCGACCCACACCACGCCCGATCCGCCAAACGTGGCATCCGTCCATGTAATCGTGTAGGCCGTGCCGTCCTTGATGCGGAGGGTGACACTCTCGCCTGCTGCGAAGTTAGTCGCCTTCGGCGTCCGTGACGCGCCAAGCGTGACGTTCTGCATCGTGCCGTTTGACGGGTCGATCTCGAAAGCAGCACCATCGGTAATCGTGTAGACATCCTCGGCAATCGCCCCAACAATGGCCGGATCGGTCAGTGTCTTACTTGTCAGTGTCTGACTATCGGACGTGCCGACAATATCTCCGCTAGGGCTTGTCTTTGAGGTCCCCCACGCGCTGCCGGTCGAGACGGCAATACCCGCACCGGGATAAGCTGTCGGGCCAGTTGCACCCGTTGGACCAGTTGCGCCCGTGTTCCCGGTCGTGCCTTGAGGGCCGGTGGGGCCTGTGGGGCCTGTCGGGCCGGTGTTGCCCGTGGTGCCTTGCGGTCCCGTTGGTCCGGTGGGTCCAGTCGCGCCAACAGAACCGGCGTCACCTTGAGGCCCTGTCGGTCCGGTGGGACCGGTTGCCCCCGTATTGCCAGTCGTGCCTACATCGCCCGTCCTGCTGAACGTGATGACGCAAGCCTCGGAGTTGGCCGGACGCGCGCCGGAAACATAGGCCACCGTGACGGTTCTGTAGCCCGTCGAATTCGCCACCGCCGAAACCGAGAAGATGCAATAGGTCGCATCCGCATTCGCATTCGAGTTGATGACGAGATGACCCTTCACCGTGCTGCCGGAATCGTCCCATGTATCGAGGTAGGCGGAAACGTCCGTGCCTTCCTGTGTGAGATTGTCGATATACATGGCCGTGACGGATGCGATGGTGGCATTGTTCAGCCTGAACACGCCCTGGCCCGGATCGGCGGCGGCCGTGGTGGTGGAGAAGTTATAGCGCAGTCCGCCCTTGTCGCCTTGCGCGCCGGTCGGCCCCGTGGGTCCGGTGACGCCGGTGGGGCCTGTCGCTCCTGTTGGACCTGTGGCGCCAACTGCTCCGGCATCGCCCTGCACACCCTGCGGACCAGTCGGGCCTGTCGGGCCGGTTGCTCCGACAGCGCCAGCCGATCCCGTGTCACCTTGCGGGCCGGTTGCACCGGTTGGCCCGGTTGCACCCGTTGAACCAACCGCCGCCAGCACCGCCCAATAGGTCGCATTCGGCGGCGCGTTGCCGGTCGTGGCCTCGATGCAGATGTAGCTTGACCCACCCGAGGTCACGACGTCATTGACCTGATAGGCCGTGCCGTTGTCGTAGGCTGCTTCGAATGTGATGCCGACCGGACCCGTTGCGCCCGTAGCGCCTGTTGGGCCAGTCGCACCTGTCGGACCTGTGGCACCAACCGCGCCGGCCGATCCCGTGTCGCCTTGAGGCCCAGTCGGACCCGTGGGGCCAGTCGCGCCGGTCAATCCTGTCGGGCCGGTTGGACCCGTGGCACCTACTGGCCCAGTCGGCCCCGTCGCACCCGTGACGCCAATGGAAACCCAGAGATCCCACTCGGGGTCAGTGCCGGGAACCTTGTTCGTGCTGCCTGTATTGGCGATCCACGACGATCCTTGATACTGCACGCCGTCATTGGCCACGTAGGCCGTGCCGCTGTCCCATTCGCCCTGCCACGCCACGCCGCTGCCAGGGGCTCCAGACGGCCCTGTCGCGCCCGTGGGGCCTACTGGGCCAGTCGGACCAGTTGGGCCTGTAGCCCCCGCCCCCGTTGGTCCCGTAGCACCTGTGGGGCCGGTTGCGCCGTTGGCTCCTACCGGACCTTCAGGTCCAGTTGGGCCGGTAGCACCAACAGCGCCAGCCGGACCCGTGGCGCCCGCCGGTCCAGTGTCACCTTGAGGGCCGGTAGGGCCTGTGGGGCCTGTTGCACCATTCGCGCCCGTTGGGCCTATCGGACCTGTTGGTCCGGTGGCACCCACCGCGCCCGTCTCGCCCGTTGCGCCAGTCTGGCCCGTGGCACCCGCCGGACCTGTCGGACCTTCCGGGCCCGTGGGGCCGGTCGGACCCGTCAGCGAAACCGCGAACGGACCCGCGTCAGTCCAACTGTCACCGTCCCACACATAGAGGTGATAATCATCCTCGACGATGTAGGCATCGCCGACATCATTACCGGATGAAGGGAGGTCGCCAACGAGAGCAACCGTGCCCTTGTAATCAATGCCGCCGCCGGCAGGGCCAGTCGGACCCGCGGGGCCAGCTGGGCCGCTGTCGATTACCTCGACAATGACGATTTCGTCCGTGACGATCTCGACCGTCTCTTCGTTCTCGACCAGGACTTCGACGACGTCACGCGGCATCGACGTTCCCCCCGCCCTCACCGATGAGATTGCCCATCAGGAACACCTCCTCGCGCGAACCCACGGTCCGTTGCATCTCGTACTTCGTCAGAGCCCCTTCCGGGATCGTCCGCGACTGCGCCACCGTCATCTGTATCGTCGCCCGCGCATCCGCGACCGACTCGTCTTCCGACAGCGTGATCCCGGTCCCGACGCCCAGCGTCACTGTGGAAGTCGGCGTCGTGAACGTGAACTTGAGCGTGCTGTCGAATGCGACGAGCGTGCCATCCTCGCCGCCAGCCCTGAAGCGAACGATGATTGGGTCTGGAGCCCCGATATGGACGTAGAAGTCCTTTCGCGGCGTGCTTTGAATGCTGGACATGGCGCTCTGTCACCTCGATCATCAATAATCCGTTGTCACCCAGGCGGAACCGTTCCAGACCTTCACCGGCTTCGCCACCCAGGCGCTGCCGTTCCAGACCTTCACCGGTTTCGCCACCCAGGCGCTGCCGTTCCACACCTTGATATTGCCTCCGGCAGTAGCTGCGGGGCGAAGCGCAAGCGTCAGCGCGGCCCAGCTGAAATTCGTGGAGTCCGTGGCGTCATGCAGCCATTGCGTCGGCGTGAATGTGCCGCTCGTCCAGTCGCTCTTGTAGGCCCCGAGAATGTTGACATCATCCGTATCGTTCTGCGCGGCGCCATTCGTGGATGTGTATCCTGTCACGTTGTAATAGTTCTGCGCTCCGCCGTTGTGAGCTGACGCGGCAGCGGAGAAAATCCACGCTCCTGCCGTCGATGGCGTTATGGCTGGCGGCGTCGGGCGGTTTGTATTCAGCCCCGTGGCGGTTGTCGCCGCGACATCCAGCGGAGTTGTCTTGTCAACCCCTCTGAACACCATGACCATGGTGACGCCGGCATAGTCCGCGTTCCGCGTCGGTCCAAAAATCACCGAGGCATCGGGTGTCGGCCCCATGAACTTGTAGGCAACACGCAGATGGGCTTCATAGTTGTCGTTCGAGAAAAGCTGCGAGCCGATCAGCGTGTAATCGTTCACGCCATCGGTTATATCGAGGTTGAGGGCCGCCACGGCACCGGATGAGCCGACGCCGAATATGGCGATCACGAGGTCATCTTCCGCCACGGATGACGAGATGCCGCCGCTCAATCCGCTGCTGAGCGTCATCGTGCTGTTGCCGGACGCTGCTCCGGCCTTGCCAGCGACCTTGCAGCCGACAAAATCGATTGCCATCAGTTCGTATCCACCCACAGATCATTGGTGGACGGGCTGCCAGGCTCCGTGGTGCCGACGCTGATGTTTCTGGTTGCAGCCGTTCCAAGTCCGAGCGCGGTCCTCCCGGCAGCGGCATCGGCTGCGGTGATGAGCGAACTTCCGGTAGCGGTAGCACCAATGGCCGTCCGCGCGGCTGACTCCGACGCCGCGGTAAAGACCGCGCTGCCGACGCTCGTCGCGCCGAGATTGGTGCGTGCCGTCGCCGCCGATGTCAGGTCAGAAAGGTTGCTGGCCTTCTTGGCGGCCAGCGCGTCGGCGCCATCCACATAGGTTTTCGTCGTGGCGTGAAGCCCGCTCGACGGGGCCCCGGAAAGCGTCAGCGCTCCGGTCATCGTGCCGCCAGCCTTCGGCAACATGGTATCGGCGTACTGCTTCGTCGCGGCGTGCAGGGCAGAGGACGGGTCGGCATGCAGTGTGATGAACCCCGTCATCGTGCCGCCGGTCTTGTCGAGCTTCCCGTCGATGGCGGTGGACGAGGTGTCCTCGCCCACGAGGTCGAAATCTCCGCTTGTCGAGTTATAGATCAGGAACTGGCCGGAGCCAGCCGTTGCCGGGCTTCCGGTGATCTTGTCGTCCCATGAACTATCGACGCTGCCGGAGATCGATACGGCGTAATAGTCGCCGTTCGAGAACGGACCGGACAGCGCATATGCTGCGGTCACGTCAACTGATCCCTTGTACGATCCGGCGACCGGGACGAGTGAGCTATCGATCACGCCGGACGCATTCGTCCTCACCACCTTCCCGGCATAGGTCGCGGAACCCCCAACCGTCGTCTGATAGGCCCCGTCATCGACATAGCCCTTGGTCGCGGCATGGAGATCGTCGGACGGATCGGCATGGAGTGTCAGAAACCCGGTGAGGGTGTCGCCCGCCTTGTCAACCTTGAGATCGTCGGCATCATCCACGTACTGTTTCGTGGCCGCGTGGAAATCGGAGGACGGGTCCGCGTGGAGGGTGAGGAAGCCGGACATCGACCCGCCGGATGTCGAGAGCTTGCCGCTGATCGATGTCGAAAGCGCGGTATCGGCCGCATCAACGTATTGCTTCGAGGCGGCATGGAGCGCGGATGACGGATCGGCGTGCAGGACGATGAACCCGGTCATCGTGCCGCCGGATTTCGACAGCTTCGCGTCAAGTGCCGTCTGGACGGCTGAGTTGATCGAATTACTTGCCGCCGCATATTCGAGGGATGCCCACGCGGTCACGCCGTCGCCCACCTTGAAACGGATGTCCGATGACGAAACGCGCTCGATGCCGATCTCGCCATCTCCGAGAACGATGTTGTTGGCGGCCCAGTCGGCTGTGCTACCGACGAGCTGCCTCATCCGGGCGAGTGTGTCTGCCATGGTATCCCTGTCAGGCTGTCAGGCCGGTTGGCCCGGCAATGATGGTGTCGGTTGACGGGCTCGCAGGCGTTCCCGCCGTGATGGTGTCGGTTGACGGGCTCGCAGGCGTTCCCGCGATGATCCAGTCTGCCGGCAATTCCTCCGCCGCGAGAGGAAGAACGCTGACGTTCAGTTCGGCCTGAACGGCCACCCGCACATGCGTCGGCGATAGCTGTTGCACCGAGATATCCCCGATGTAGCGCACATAGTGCGGCACCAGCACGTCAGATGTCGCCCCGGAGTAGGAGCTTGCCAGATCCATGTAATGCCAGTCATAGCCGTAGCGGTTCGCCCAGGACTGCCACTGCCAGAGTTCAGATATGGACAGGACCATCGAAAGGCTGGAAACGTGCCGCTCGCGTTTCGCGCCGCGCCGCTGGCGGGTGTTACCCCTCTCGAAGGCAATGGCCGAGATGCCGTATTGCGTATCGACGCTGTAACCTTCGACGGATGGCGCCGGCAGGCCGGAAGGGTAATCCGTCACAGCACTTCCTCGAGATAGGCCGCGATGGCCGATGGCGCCAGTTCGGCGGCCACCGATGCGCGAATGCACTCCTGCCCTATGGCCTCCGCCGATACGCCGGAAATCAGCCGCACGAGGACCGTCGAGACGTTCAGGTCGATCCGTCCCGCATAAAGCGTCGGAATGTCGATCTCGAACCAGCCATGGCCATAATCGGCCACCCACTGGGACCACGTCCACCATTCGCTGACGGTCAGCAGGAAGGACAGCGTGAACGTGTGCGGCATGGTGTCGAACACGCGGCGCTGCGCCTGGTCCGTGTCCGTCCCGGAGCGGATCACGCCGGATGCGACGGCGAACCCGTAGCCGTTCAGAAGCGGCTTCGGCAGGGATGCCGGATACTGTTCAGCCATGGCTACACCAGGAAGCTCATCGTGCCGGTGAATATCTCCGGCGCGTAGTTGACGGCCTCGACGGTCACCGTGCCGTCGCCTGTCGGCTTCGTGGCGACCACGACGAAATCACGGACCAGCGTCGTGGCGTCACCGAAGGCGAAAGAGGTATACTCGTATTCATTGTCGTAGTTGACTGTCGTCGGCGGGGAGGACGGCAACAGGACGATGTTGTCCCGCGACCCGCGCGTCACGGCGATGGGATCGGTGACGCTGCCGTCCGGCTTGCGGAGAAGTATCTGCTTTTCGCCGCCGCTCCAATCGAGAGCGTGGTCTACCGTCAGGATGGTGCCGTTCCGCGCGATCACCAATCCGCCGTCACCCCAGCGCGGGACATTGTGCGAGATGCCGATCCGGTCCCCGAGCTGGAGGATAAGCCCCTCAAGCTCGGTGTCGAAGCTGACCCGCTTCCGCTGTGACCGGCTGCGCTGCCACGTCAACCGCGCATACTGCGCCGCGTGCGTGGCATTCGTGACGCCGGGAAGCGCGAACCGGTCAGGCCGCAGCGCATTCGTCGGATAAGTCGTGTAGGACTCCCGGAAGTCCTTCGGGTCAAGATATTCGATCTCGACGCCATCGGCGGCATCTTCCTCGTCGAAACTGTAGCTGACCGTCATCGATCCGGCCACGATGTTGGCGTCCGTGAACAGCGCCGAGCGGACGGCCTTCACGCCATCCTGCGCCACCGACATCATCGGCCCCAGTGGCAGCGGCTCCGCGGCGAACGGCGTGGTGATGGTCCGCAGCGCCTCCCATACCGTGCCGGGCGCGCGGAAGACGTAGTTGAACTGGTAGGCAGACCAGGTGGAGCGCAGGCTCGTCAGCGTGGCGGTGTCGAGTTCCGTGCGCGGGCGTCCCGCGCCGTAGGTCGTATCAACGTAGACATCCGCGAAGGCGTCAGCGGGATTGGTCGAGGCCGCCAGCGTGCCGCCAGCGGGCGGCGGCAGCAGGCGGGACGCCTTGCAGCGGATGCGGATCGAGGCATTGGACCCGAGCCCCTGGCTGGCCTTGATCCGGGCTGCCAGAAGCGTGACGTTGCCGTAGGCATCACCAGCGGGATAGTCGGCGTAGAGCTTCAGGCCAGACCAGATGAACCGGTCGCCGCCCTTGTTGGCATTCGGCGCGTCGGTGATGCGGGTCAGCTTGACGGCCCAGCGCGCGCTCTTCGGCGCGGTGAACATGTACGACCGGCGCAGCGGCGACGAGATCTCCGTCCGGTTCTTGTCCGATGTCGAGGACGTGCTCGTCGTCGTGAGGTTCGGGCCGGTGATGCTCGTGCTCAGGATCGTGCTGGTGGTGACCGTGGTCGAATAGGTCGGGCCGACCGGCGTGTCGTCGTCATCGATCTCAAAGTATTCCACCAGGAACTGCGTGTTGCGTCCGCGAATGTCGCCGCTGTCGTCAGGACGGAACTGCCCGGCCGGAAACAGGATATCGATCTGGAACTTCGACCCCTGCTGTCCCGGCTTGCAGACCGCGAAGGGCCCAGCGGTGTCATTCGCCTTGAGGAACTCCTGGTTGTCAACTTCGGGCGACGAAACCACGTTCTCGTGGAACCCGCCACCCATGGCCGCCGCGATGGTCCCGAGCGTCGAATTGTGCTGCGATGGCTTGAACGCCTGCCAGGTCACGATGCCGGAGGCCAGCGTGGCAGTTTCCGTATCCCCGACATACACATCCGAGACGTCGATGTCGCCATGGCCGACGCACATGATGAGGTCGAGATACTGGACGCCGTTGTACCGCTGGCTGCTCAGGCTCGACTGTGACCAGTCGAACCAGGAATAGGGCTGCGCCACATAGTCCGGCGTCGTGATGACGGTTCCGTAGACCACCGGGATAGGGTCACCGATGCGCGCCGCGTTCTGGTCCGACGCCACGTCGAACACGGACGTCGCCGTCCCGCCCTTCTTGCCCTGCTCCGCCTTGGGGGCGAAAATCCTCATGGCGAAGTAGCTGACGCCCGCCAGCGCGATGGAGATCAGGAGGTTGATCGCCAGCGCGGAGAGCGAGATCGGCTCCGCCGGCATCAGCGCGATGACCGCGACGTCATCATCGAGGACGGCGTAGTCCAGGTCATCGAGCGGCTTTTCCACGCCGTTGACATAGAACCGCACCGGCATGCCGAAGCCGCGCGGGTGCTCTGCCTGAAGCCAGTCGATGACGCGCGTCCCGGTATCAACCGGGAAGATTTCGCGGGTATGCGGGGCCAGCGGATTGCGGAGAAGGACTAGCGATGCCATCGCCAGAACTCCGTATGAGAATACAGCAGCCGGAAGCGCGGCAGCGGGTGCCAGGCGGAACCGAATGCCCGTGAGGCGTGAAGAACGCCGCCGGAAACGACAACCCCGACGTGATGCGGCCGAGCCCGGCTTCCAACGATGGCGATGTCCATATCATCCGGCGTCTCGACCGGCACCGTGCGTCCGCCGTCCACCTCTCCCGCCAGCGCGGCAGAGATCGCCCGTGAAGCCGATTGCGGGCCGGGGGCGGCCTGATACCAGTCCGGCAGAGAAACGCCGCGCACGGCCTTCAGGACCGCCGCCACGAGGCCATAGCAGTCATAGGCATCCGGCCCGCGCGCCCCTTCCCGGTACGGCAGGCCGATGAACTGGTCCAGGATCATCGCCTGAGCCCCGGAAAGTCGCTGTAGCGGTAGAAGGTAAAGGGGAAAGCCCTGTTCAGCACGTCCGTGCGCGTCGCCGTGGCCGATACCGCCTCGCGCGTCACCTGGACGCCCGTGATGATGAGGGATAGCGGCGGGTCGTTCTGAGGGACCGTCGCCGCGGTGTCGAGGTAGACCCGATATGTGCAGCGGATCGGCTCTTCCGGGAGCGCGATGGCGGCTTCCAGCGGGTCCACCAGGTCGCGTCCGATGTTGGCGATGGTCAGTCCCATGTCCTGTTGCCCCTGCCCGTCCAGCGACGGCAGGACGATGCGGAACGGCATCGCCACAAAGGTGACCATCTGGCCGGTTTCAAGCAGGAACTGCCACGGCTGGTTATCGGAGGTAACGTAGTAGGTCTGCGGGAAGAGGGAGTGCGAGAACGCCAGCGTCTCGATGAACCGCTGCGTCGTCGGCGCGCTCGCGTAAATCTCTTTGAGAGCGGCGGAAATGGTCATCAGCGCCCGGCCCTCCGCAGCCCATAGCCGCGCTCCACCGCCTGCGCGATGGGGTTGCCGCCGCGCGCCAGATCCTTCGCGATCTCCGCCTTGACGATATCAATCTCAAGGCCGCCGTTCATGCCGCGCCTGGTCGAAACCTGAGCCCCGGCGTAATTGTTCACCGTCACAGCCATCTCGCCGCCGCCCATGCGGTCCATCGGCGTGATCCGGGCCGGGCCGTGGATGATCTCCGGGCCGGCCTCGCCAGCGATACCCCACTTGCCGGAGCCCAGATAGCCGCCATTGGCGAACAGGCCGCCGAAGACCATTCCACCGATGTTGATCCCCGCGCCGCCTCCGCCGGTCAGCCCGCCCAGAAACATCCTGATCAGGCTATTGGCCGCCATCTCGGCAGCGATGTCGGCAAGGCTCTGGATGATGCTCTGAGCCATCTGCGCAAACGCCTCTTTCGCGCTCATGGTGCCGGTGATCAGGCCGGAGATGGCATCGCTCAGACCGTACTGGATGGTATCGCCAATGCGCAGCAGGCTGTCCGAGAACAGGCTGGCCTCGGGAGTCGCGCTCTTCAGGTGCTCCTCCAGCGCGGAAACGGCCTTGCCCGCGCCGTAGATGTCCTCGATTGTCGATTGCCGTTCCTTCTTGCCCTTCTCAGGCTTCAGCACCGGCACATTGGCGAAGGGGTTGGTGGTCGGTTTCAGGGACGGGAAGGCGAATTGCCCGGCGCCGCCCATCGGCCCCATGTTCACCACTGGCTTGCCGCGATACTGATCTCCGTTCAGCATCGCCCAGAGTTCCTGAATGGCCGACGGCTTGTCGGAACTCAGGTTGGCGAACATCTCCTGAATGCCCTGCACATGCAGCGAGGCGGCCTCCACCATGCCTACGACCATGCGCTGCCACATGGTCGCGATGTTCGCGGTGGTGCGGTTGTAGGCTTCCTCGATCTCCTGAAGCCGGGCAACCTCTTCGTTGCTGTGGTAGACGCCGCTCGCGACCATTTCCTGCGTGGCGGTATCGACGCCCTCCGCGCCGGTGCGGAACGCCTCCACCAGCTCACGGCCCACGCGGGTGCCGAGAACGCCGGTGGCCATCGCCAGCTGATCGGCTGGCGTCTTCGCGTTGCGCAGCAGATCCATGAAGTCGCGGATCACCGCGTTGGTATCTCGGCCTTGCGCCGTGAGCCCGTTCGCGGCGAAGAGCTTGCTCAGCTTGGAATTGACGTCGGTTGACTGCTCCGCGATCTCCTGCAGGCCCTTGGCCATTACCTCGGCTGACGTGCCGGACGCCAGCGCCATGCGGTTGAACACCTGCACCTGTTCGGCGGTGATCCCTATCGTCTCCGCGAGATCGCCAATCTGGGCGATCTGCTTGATGGCATCAGTAACAGCTGCTCCAAGCGCGCCGATACCAAGGCCGCCCAGCATGCCAGCGAAGGCGGCGCCGAGGGTCGAGAATGATTTCTGCAGCCCCGCGAGGGATGACTGAGCCTGCTTCAGCCCATTGGCGAATGCCGCCGTGTCGATCCCCAGCCGGACCATGAGATTGCCGATTTCTGCCTGGCTCATTGCAGTGTCTTCAGCTCCTCGGGATCGCCGCCAAAGGCGAGGAATATGGATTTCAGCGCAATCAGGTGTTCTTCAGGCGTCTGCCGCCTGCCGTTGCCGGGCCGGTTGCCGATCAGCAGGCTTTCCAGCTTCGGCAGCTTCCTCGTCCGGTCCAGAGCCACGATGTGCCAGGCCAGAGACATGCGTTCATCCGCTTCCCGCTCAAGACGGCGCATCGCGCCCTTCATCTCGCGGTCCGCTTCCATCGGTGTGATCTGCCAGAAGCGCCCCGGGTCGAACCCCGCCGCCACCCAGTTCAGGTGGGCTCCGGCCCAGTCCGTCCGCGCTTCCGGCCTTACCGGTTTTTTCCGGCGGCCCCCGCGGGCTGTGGGAATGCCAGCATCATCGCCTTGTTGATAGCCTCGGACGTCGCCGCGGCCCCGGCCTCGTGCATGATGTCGCCGGCTTCCTCGATGCTGACGCCGTGATGGTGGCGGAGCCCAGCCCACAGCACGGCCCGCACCACCGACACCCGGCCCATGCCCGCCACGATGTCGCTCAGGCTCTTGTCGAGATGGTTCTCCAGCTCGCAGACGGAATTGATCGTGAAGGCCAGCGTGTAGGTTTTCTCGCCAGCCTTCAGGCTGACTTCGCCACGGTGCGGGTTAGGCATCAGGCCGCCGCCCAGGTCGGCTTGCCGGTGATCTTGAACGTAGCCGAGGCGGTCATCTTGTCATCGACCGGCGCCTGCGGCTGATAGGCGGTCACGATGGCGGTGAACACCACGTTCGCGCCGTTGGCGGCAGTGATCTTGAACTGCCCTGCGGTGGCCGCCGTCAGCGCCGCGATGATCACGTCCGCGTGATTGGGGACGTAATTCATCTCGATGGTGACCTCGCCCGCGTCCATCAGGCCGGGGATGTATTCGCGGAACTGGTCTGGCGATGCCATGTTCGTGGCGTCGATGGCGTCGCGGCTGTAGCCCGGCCAGGTGATCGAGGTGACTTCCGCCACGTCCACATAGCTAGAACCGTTATAGATTGCGAAATCGGTGTTGTAACCGATGACTGCCGTGGTGGCGGGCATGGTCAGGCTCCTTTGTGCCAGATGTTGAAATCAAGCGAGGTGCGGAACAGCTTGTCTGGCGTGTTCGTATCCTCGAAATCGTCGCGCTCCCCGATCAGGAAGCAGCCCTCGAACCGAATATCGTATGCCGTATCGCTGTAGCCGCTCAGTCTGGCCTCCACGGCCCGCGCCACGGCCTTCGCGCTGCCGTAGCTGGCCCCGATGCAGTCCACCTGTACCCGGCTTGCCACGAGGCCAGACGGGCCTTGCATGTGCATGTCGCGCAGGCCGCTGATGCGGTAGAGCACGATCCTTGGCGACGCCGCGCCCTGCGGAGATCGAACCCAATGGATGCGCGTGGCCACCAGCGCCGAGAGGTCCGTCCCCGCCAAAAGGTAGCTGCGAAGCGCCTCCTCCATCAGGCGGCCTCGTGCGCCATCAGCGCCGCGATGGAAGCCCGGTATTTGGCGTCCGCCGTGGCCTTCTTGCTCCGCCCGAGACGCCTGGCGGCCATGATGATCTCGTTGCCCAACTCGCGCCGGATGATGTCCAGCGCCTCGCGTCTGCCGCTATCCCATGCCGGGCGCATAAAAGGCTTGGGAGCCGTCTTCGCGGTCCCGAACTCGACCAGGTGGGCATAGGCCAGAACGCCGCGCGCCGGGCCGACGAACATCTCCGCGAAAGAGCCTTGCCCTTTGGCATCGCGCCGGGCCTGACGCAGCGCCGCCGTGGCCGCCTGCCGGCCAAGCCCCGCGCGCATCGCGGCGGCATACTCTGCGCTGCCAACCTTGTTCTTTAGCCGGGCCGATACGATGATCCGCCCCGCCAGTTTGCCGGTATCCACCGGCGCCAGCCGCGATGCCTCGCCGGCAATCGGCTGGCCCGCCTTGGTCAGCGTCCGCTTCAGCACGTTCCGCGCCGTGGCCTTGGGCAGCTCCGCCAGCGCCTGCTCAAGCGCGCGGAATCCGGTGGTCGAAACGGTCACCTTCATGACTCAGCCCTCGCCGCCGCCGTGATCTCGAGCATCTCCCGGCGTCCGATTTCCTTCACGCCTTGGATGTCCCAGGTGCGCCCGTCGTATTCAATCTGGTCGCGCGGATCGAGCGCAGCCGCCATGGCCGAATAGCGGACGGTGAAGCGGTTCAGCCGGGACGCCAGCGTCTCGCCCGCCCGCCACCGCTCGCCATCGCTTACTGGCGCGGCATGCGCCCAGACCGTGGCGACGGTAGTCCACTCGTCCACGGGCTCTCCGAACCCGTTCTCGCCGGACTTCCGGCGCTTCAGGACGATGCGGCGGTCAAGACGCCCGGCATCCATGGCTTAGAGCGATGCGCCCGAATACTGGAACCGGACATCGAGGATGGCGGTGGTGGTGGCCATGCCGACGAGGCACGAGTATTCCCCCGCCCCGATGTCAGCCACCGGGCAGATGCCGCCCGGCGTGTCGCTGAGATAGTAGGCCACGCCAGCCACCAGCGTCCCGCCGATGGTGCAGAGGCCGGATTTCAGCACCCGCACCGGCTGGCCCGCGGCCCCGCCGTTGAGGGCGATGCCCTTGGCCTGGCGCACCTCGGCAGATGCGGAATTGTTGTCGGCCAGATACCACTTGCCATCGGCGGCGGCCTTGTACAGCACCTGACCGGCGGTGACGGTCGCGCCGAGCGTACCGTTCTCGGTGTCGGCACCCGTGCCGGCCAGCACGTTGGCGGCAGTGATCGAGATGTCAGTCATGGTGATCTCCTGTGGTGGAAGGGGTTAGGTGCCGACGCGGCGGAAAGGACCGAGCAGCGAGGACACCGCGAGCGGAACTTCTGCCATCTGGGCCTCGCTGACCGCCTCGCGGTTGGCGTACCAGTGGCCGATGAGCAGCAAGGCCGCCGCGCGGATCGCCGGGGGGACGCTCGATGCGCCTCCGTACCCGGCCACGAATGTGATTTTCACCGCGTCATCGCGGGTGTAGGTCTGCGGCCATTGCTGGTTGTATTTCAGCGTGATGTATGGGCTGAGCCCGTCCGTCAGCACGGCATAGACCGATGCCGCCAGCGTCTGGATGCTGTCGGTGCTGTCGTAATACTGGACCGTCGCGGACTGGACCGGCGCGAGCGGGATTTCCAGGCGGTCGGAAAACGATGGGAACTCGACTGTCCACGTCTGCGTGACCAGAGCCCGCCCGAGAATGCCGCGATAGCCGTCAAGGTGCGCGAGCGCGGCATCCATCAGCCCGACAATGACCGCGTCCTCGTCGGCGTGGTCGACGCGCAGATGCGCCTTCACGTCACTGAGCGAAAGCAGCGCCTCCGTGGGTGCAACCGTGCGGACTGGAGCGAGCATGAGCAGCCTTCTGAAATGAGAAGGGCGGCCCGGAAGCCGCCCCTCAGGGTTCAGGTGTCAGTCAGATCAGGCCGGGGGATTCTCGGCCGGCATGCGCCACGGCTTGCACACCCACGAGGCGGCAAGGAAAATGTTGCCGCTATCGTTGCCCGCAGGCGTGATCGTCGCGCGGATGTAACGCTTGTTGCCGACGTAACCGAGCTTCCTGCACTCATTGTCGTCGTCGAACTGGAACCCGGCGAGGGCTTCCGTGCCGTTCATGTCGTCATCCGATACCGCGTTCGCACCGGACATGCCGGAGTCGTTTGACTCCTCCAGTAGGACGGTGAAGGTGGCATTGGCATCGGTGTTCGCGCCGAGCTGCACCGCCAGCATCACACTCTCAAAGTTCCTCACGTCAAGGATCTCGGAAACGATGGCGGTGTTGTCAGTGCGCGCCGCCTGGGGAGAAACCGCCCTCTTAAGGGTCAGGTTGTTCGCAATGTCGCGAAGCATGGTGAATTTCCTTCGTCAGTGTTGAGGGGGAAAGAAAACGGCGGGGACGATGCCGCCCCCGCCTGATTCGTTACGAGGTGCCGAACTTCATCAGCTTGATGGCCTCGAAATTCACGACGCCGCCGCCAGTGCGCTTGGTGGTGTAGAACTTCACGAAGGGCTTGGCGGTGAACGGATCGCGCAGGACGCGGATGCCGACGCGGTCGACGATCTGGTAGGCCGCGCGGAAGTCGCCGAACGCCATGGACAGGCTGTCCGTGGTAAGCGACGGCATGTCCTCCATCCGCGACACCGGATAGCCGAGGATCGTCTCCGGCTGGCCGGCGGCAAGGCCGGGCTGCCAGACATAGGCGTCCGTGGTCGCGCCGATCTTGAACTTGCGGATCGCAGTCAGGACCGCGCGCGGAGCCGCCCATCGGGCATTCGCCAGATAGCCCTGCTTGAGGGTTCCAACCAGGTCGATCAGCTTGTCCGCCTGCGTGGCAACCGTGGAGCCGAAGGCGCCATTGGTCCCCGTGGCGACGTGGCCGATGGTCCCCCAGGTCACGCCGGAGCCAGAATCGGCGGCGGTCGTGTAGGAAGTGAAGCCGCGGATCTTGGTGGCGCCCTTCACGAACTCCGAGTTCTCGAAGCGCGCAAACTTGTCCGCCACCTTGGCCGAGAGCCATGCCTCGATATCGACCGAGGCGTCATCGAGGATCGACTGCGTGGCCTTCGGCTCGCTGTCGATGATCCACACCGGGATCGACCACTTGCCGACCTGCGGCGTGGTTGTGTCGGAGCCCTGCGCGCTTTCACCGGCATAACCGGCACCAGCCTCGCCCAGATCCTCGATGCCTTCCATCTTGTCGCTGGAGATCGCCTGAACCGACGCGATCTGACGCATCTCCGAGGTTTCGTAGACCTTGGTCACGATGCGGCCGCCGGTGTCCGGCGTCACGAGATAGCCGCCGTCCGGGTCGGAACCGACCGAGAGCGTCTTCACCTCATCCGCCGTCAGCAGCCGCGCGTCCTTCGCCATGAAGTTGCGGAAGGCCGACTTGTAGGCGCGATAACCGTCTGCGTCGACCGGCTCGTAGGCAACCTGACGATCCTTGGCGGAGGCCTTGAGCGCGTCGTTGAATGACTTGAGCTCGACGTCGAACTTGTCATCGCCAGTGCCCTTGGTGCCGAGCTTGGAGAGACGGAGTTCGAGCTCTTCGCGCTCATTCTTCTCGGCTGCAATCTGGCGCTCCAGAGCGGCCTTGGCCTCGACGGCCTTGTCCAGATCCGTCTCGATCCGCGTCAGCTTTTCCTCGATGACGACATCGCGCTTCTTCAGGTTGGCGTCGTTCGCGGCCTTGAAGGCTTCAAAAGCCTCGCCCTGCTTCTCAATCAGGGGCTTGAGTTCTGCAATTTCCATGGGATTAACCTTTCATGGAGTTGATGTTTCGGCGGATCAGATCCGCCAACTCACCACCGTCCTCATCCCGAGGTTCCGAATGGCCTTTGAACCCAGACGCGGCAATTGCCTTCGCCTTGGCGTGTGAGAAGCCCCCTACATCCCGTAGGAAGTCCTCAAATTCTCGAATGGTCTTGACACTCTCGGCGGCTTTGACGCCCGTCACAAGCGCCTTGTCGTTAGCTGGGAACGTCACGATGGACACTTCCATCAAATGAATTTCTTCAAGAGTGCGCGGAGGGTCAGCAGGCTTCACTCCACGCGAGAACTTGACAGGCTTAAACCCGATGGAAAGGCCCTTAAGCGTCCGGTTCTTAAGACCGGCATAGACCTTCTTCCCTTCGTCTGTATCGAGCGGATCAATCCGTCCGCGCACTTTCAGCCCCTTGGCGTTTTCTTCCATAACCGTCCAGACGCCAATCGGTATTCCGTCAGTTGCGGGACCAAATCCGCGCTGGCCGTGCTGCAAAAGCATCGGAGGCAAATCTCCTTTTGCTTCCCATTCTCGCAGCGTGGTCTTGAATGCGCCCTTGGCGATGACGTCGCCGTAGCTGTCAAGATTGCCGAAGATGGCGCCGTAGCCCGAAAACTCTCCGGTCTTGGCGTCGAAGTCGTCCGACGCCAATTTGATCTCGATGCGGTCCATGGCTGCTCCTATCGTACCGGTCCATCGGCCGCCTGAGCGGCCTGCGGCGTCGGGTCGAACAACTCATCACCGCCTTCGATGGGCGGTAGTTCTTCGAGAGCCCGAATTTCGTTGCGGGTCATGATGCCTGGCGTGGCGTTCACAGACCCCACCATGCGCGTATAGAACTCGGCACGGTCGCGGGCAGCGCCGCGCATCAGCGCATTCGGTGTGAACTTCGTATAGTAGCCCTGCCTGCGCTCATCCTCAGTCAGCAGGTTGACATCGGCGCTCTGCTCGATCCGCTCGTACCAGGGCGAGAGCGTATGCACGACATGCGCAATGAACATCTGCTCCGCGCTTGCGTAGGTCGCCGCCTTGTCGCTGTACCCCACCATGATCGGCATGACGCGGAACCCGCGGCAAATCTCGGTGATCTGGAAGGCCCGCGTCTCAAGGTGCTGGGCGTCGACGCCAGTCATCTGCGTCGGCGTGAACTTCGCCCCAAGATCGAGGATCATCGGCTTGCCGGCGCGCTCGCCGCCCATGGCATACTTGTCCAGCCACGCGGAAAGAAACTCATACTTTTCTTTCGAAAGGCTTCCATCCACGCTATAGATTCCACTCATCTTGGCGGAACCCTTGTGCATCTCGGAATGCGCGGCCTCGGACGCAATCGCCAGACCAACGGCCTCGCGCACCAGGCGCACGGCATCGAGCCCGGTGAATCCGTTCCACGACGGCCCCTTGATATGCCATATCGTGTCGGCGGAGAACTCGACACCCTGCCCGATTGCGGGGTTGTACTTGTACGCGATCTTGCCGTCCGCCTTCTTTTCGACGGTGACGAACTGCGGTTCCAGCGGCACAAGCTCGCGGATTTCACGCGCGCTCCCCACGCGTCCTATGAACACATAGGCATTGCCCGTCAACGCCGCGTGAAAGGCAACCGTCTCGCGAAACTCGAAACTCGTCTGCCAGCGGTTCGGGCGCCGGTAGATCACGTCGTACAGCGGATGATCCGGCGCCGGACGGCCGCCATTCTCATCCAAGTAGACCTTGAACGGAACCTGGGCGATGCCTTCGGCAATCACCCGCAGGCAGGCCAGAACCGTTGTCACCTCAAGCGCCGACGCCCAATTGACGGAGATGCCCGTCTTTGACGGAGGCCCGCCGTAGATCTCGCGGAAAAGGTCCAGCGTCGAATACTTCGCTTCCTTCGGACCGAACAGCCGCGTCCACCAGGACATCAGGCGGCTTCCCAGAAGGAGGTTCCGACGTCAGTGGCGGGCATGTGCGCCTCGGCCACCCCCACCGCCATGGCAAGCGCGACCATACCGTCGATCCGGCCATGCGATTTCGACTTGCTCAACTTGCGATTCCCCGCTGGGTCCGTCTGTGTCGTTGCGTTCGCCGCGCACATGGTCAGGACCGGATGGCCACCGTGCGCAATCTCTCCGTTGAGCAGCAGGCTTTCCAGCGTCCGAAGCGCCGGCGACATGCTTCCGAACCCCTGCCCGAACTGCTCGAAAATCGCATGATCGCCATCGAGCTCGTCCTCCGTGAAACCGGCCCGCTGAAGCCATGGCTTCAGGTGCTTCCAGTTCCAGCGGTCAAACGCGATCTTGCGGAACGCCACCCGCTGGTGTTCGTCGAACAGCCGCGCGGCGACGTATTCATACTGGATCGACCGCCCCGGCGTCGTCTCGATGTGGCCCTGCTTGGCCCAGATGTCGTACGGGGTCCGGTCCTGCCGTGATTTCTCGGCAAGCCCCGCCTCCGGCAGCCAGAACACCGGCTGCACGTGCCAGACACCATCGATCTGCGCGACCTTCACGAACGCCGTCAGGTCACTCGTCTCCGACAGGTCGAGCCCGGCGAAGACGTCATGGCCAGCGAAATCATCGGCAACGGCGCCAGCGCACTCGGTCCACACCACACGCGACACGAACGGCGTGTTCATCGCCACGCGCCGGTTCAGAATCAGGTTTTCATACTCTGGCTGGCGGCTCGGCATGCGCTTGGCGTCTGCCGCCATCGCCAGCACTTCCTCCGGGTTCATGAACAGGCCAAACGCCGGGTTCGCCGCCCTGATCGCATCCTCCGAAAACGGGTCCAGACCTTCCGGCGCGGAAGCCATCCGCAGCACGGTGCGCGGGTCGCTCCCCGTCAAGGCGTCATCGATCAGGATCGAGAGCAGATCGCCATCGTTCGGCGCCTGCGTCGAGATGATGATGGACAGCGGGCTTTCCTGCGCCGCCGTCGCTGTCTCCAAGGCCTCGTAAAGGTCCGACTTCGGCCCCTTCACCTGGCCCAGCTCGTCATGCACCGTCAGCGCCGGGCTCAAGCCATAGGCCGTCGAGGCATCCGCCGACAGCGCCCGGTACAGCGTCCCCAGATCAGGACACGCCAGCTGCTTCGCCGTGTCTCGGATCACCGTCACAGCCGACAGTTCCGGCGAAAGCCGGATCATCTTGGCCGCAAGGCTGAACAGAATGGCCGCCTGGTCTCGCGACTGGGCGGCCGAGTTCAGCTGCGAATTCGGTTTCGCCTCCGGCCCGCACAAGTGCAGGAGCAGGATCATCGCCGCCTCGGTGGTCTTGGCGTTCTTCCGGCCCCTCGACAGGATCGCCCGGCGCGTGCCGTGCGGGTTGTCGTAAATCGCCCGGAAGTCCTCCCGCATGTACTCCGCCATCACCAGCGGCTTGCCGACGAACCGCCCTTCCGGCACGCGTAGATAACGCTCGACCCACGCGATGTTGCGTTCGGCGCGGCTGGTGTATGGCGCCCAAGGCGAAGCCGCCTCAGCCTTCCCAGGGCTTGCGGCCGGCTTGCGTTTTCTTGTTGCCACGATGGTTCGTCGTCGATTGCTGCGTGATGCGCATCTTCGTCGCGAGGCTCGTGATTGCCCCACTCTCCCGCTGCTGCATCTTCAGCAGCCGGTCATAGTCCTCGATGCCGAGCCCCGGGTCCGACGTTGCCTTCTCGATCAACTCCGCCAGACGCCGCGCCTGAACGACATGGCGGCAATACTGCCCGAGGATCGGAACCGTCGCCCGGTCGAACCAGTCCGCCGGCATCGTCGAAACAACGGCGTGCCAGACCTCGATCTCTTCGTCGGTCAGGTCATGCGGCGGCTTCTGCCGCTCGACGATCTCCAGCGTATCGGCAGGGTTCGCCAGCGTCATCAACGATGCAGCCGACGGCCTGCCGCGCTTGCGTTTCACTTCACGGCCTCCTCAGCCAGTTTCAGATTTTCAACAAACACACCCAAAACGCGAAAATTACGGTTTATGGGTTTTTTTGAGGCCCCACCGGTCTGGAAAACAAATCACCCTAAAGATTTACCCCCCCCTAGGTTGCATTCGCCGGATGCTTTTGATCTGTCGGCCAACCGTCGATGCCGATTGCCTTGCTGTAGCCGGTTCGCTCCTCGGACTGCTTGCCGCTGTCGTGGCATGGCTTGCAGAGCGTCCAGAGATTGGCCGCGTCCCAGAACAGTTCATGGTTGCCGCGGTGCGGGGTCTTGTGGTCCGCTACAAGCTGCGATGTCCGGCCTTCGAGCCTGCCGCACTTCTGGCAGGTGAACTGGTCACGGACGAGGATCGACCATCGATGGCGCTGCCATGCTGCGGTCTTGTACAGATGGCGATAGGCTTGGGCTTCCGGGCTGCGATGATCTGGCATGTAATTCGTGGCCCCGTGTCGTGGAGGCTTACGGCTTTCCGATCTCTGTTCCCTTCGGCGGCATCGAGGACGGTTGCCAGTCTTGGCGGATGGTGAGGCCAGACCCTGCGACAACCTGAAACGCAAAAAGCCCCGCTTAGTGGCGAGGCCTTCGAATTGTGCCATAGTGAACACATTTTCGAGTACCCGTCAAGAGGTTGCATCTTCCGGGTTGATAACCGGCCTGTAGTCATCGGCATGGGCGACGTGCGGGCGGGTCTTGCGCTCGCCGTAGTAGTGGTGGTCCAAGGCCTGAAGGGCGAGGATGAGAGCGGCATGGGCCTGCGCCTTGGCCAGCTTGGGCGCCTTCTGGCGAAACCACTTCCGGCCCCATTCCTCGACGGGCTGTTCCAACAGCACGAGATCGGTGATCACGGTCGAGTGGATCATGCCGATGGCCTGGACAGCGCGCTTGTAGCTGGTCATGGCGGCGAGCTTGCGGTCGCTTTCGTGCATGATCAGGCCACCGTCCACGACCTCGCGAGCGGGGTCTATGACACCCGATGCTGCGAGGCCGCTATAGTACCAGTCGCCGTAGAAGCGGGTCCCGGCCTGGTACTGATCGCCACTTATCACGCCGCGGCTGGCGAGCCGTTCCAGCGGGTGACCGTCCAGCATGCGGATAGCCTGGTAATGGACGCTGTCGGCGGCGGTGAATGCCTCGACTTGGTCCCCGGCCTTGGCAAGGCGCTCTGGAGTTGGGCCGATGGGATTTCGGTTCACGCTGCGTCGGTCCGCTTTGGGATGAACGGGTAGCCATCGGCCTCCAGCTTGGCGATCAGCTGGGGCGTTGGCGGCGCGGCTGGCGTCTTGAGTTTCAAATTCTTGATGTCTTCCGCCGTGGGATCGGAAAACTCCCGCTTTGGCGGGTTTCTGTCATCGCCGGGATTGTATCCTAAAATTTCTCTCACCACCCGGCGCTTGCGCTCGTAATCAGTTTCCTCGTCCCATGGGCCGACATCTGGTTGCAGTCTATGGTATACGGTGTGCGCCGGTTTGAATTTCTCTTCCCTTTCAATCCTTTCGCGCAACAAGGCATGCACGTCCGCAATCGTGGGCAAGAATTGGCAACGGCTGGCAACACCCGTCCGTGGATCGGTAACCGCAGCAATCTCATCTGCGGTCAAATATGACAGTGCTTCGGCAAAGTTGATGATGTACTCAGGCGGCGCTTTTCCGTAATCCGGGTACGCCGCCAGTATTTTCTTTGCCGCCTTCCTGGCCTCGTCCATCTGCGCGCCGGATGGCCTCATCAAAGACGGCATCGAGCATGTCGAATCCGTCACGGAGGGAAGGTTTTGACTTGGGAGATTGGGATGAGGATTGCCGTACCTGTCTGTCATAGCTCCCTTCCATGAGGCGTGTGAAACTGGATTGTTGAAGGACGAAATCCAAATTGGCCTTCCATCCCCGGTCGTTGTCACCGCACAGGAACGGGCTTCCCCGGATTTTCGCCAATGCATCCATCCAGCCAATCAAGCCGCCACATTCGTTCAGGCGTTGTTTAATTTTTGCCTTGCGGCTGGCGTTGAAAGTTTGCGCCTTTGGCAATCCGAGTTCAGATGCAAGGTCATTGAAGGCATCGAATGCCAACTTTTCCTCACAATCCGTTTTTGCCTCGCGCGCGCTTAAGGAAGGTATTGAAGGTTCTATGACAGGTTCTGCTGTAGCACCGTGCGACTTAGGTTGTTGCTGTGTGCTACGTTGCTCACTGCTACGTAGCTGTGTGCTACGTTGCTGTGTGCGACTTAGGTCAAGCATGATCATGTCGGATGACCGTGACCCATCGCCACGATGCCTCCTCTCCCTGCTCAAAAATCCACAATCTTCCAAATGGTCAAGCGCCCGCATGATGCTATGCCGGGAAAGTTCGGTATCCTCCGCAAGCTGCTCCTGAGAAGGCCAGCAAATGCCCTCTTCATCGGCATAGTTTGCCACGGCCAAAAGAACGGCTTTTGTCGTTGCTGAACCAGTTTTTATGGCTCTTGCCCATGCCATCGCGGAGTAGCTCATATTCTCACGCCGCCCTCTTCAGGCTGCTCAAGACGGAATTAACGGTCTTCTTGATCAGTTCATCGGACAAATGCGCGCCGCTCTCCTTGACGTGATATTCGCAATACCGGTCATCGTGGAGCGCGGCATTGCAGAAGGTATGCCCGCCAGGAACGTTAACATTGTAGCCAACCGGCCACTTGCAGCCGGTCACGTCCAAGATGCTGATGGCGCGGCGCGGGCGCTTGGGAGGGGTGATTTTGAGGACCGGCATGATGCCGCCGGCGGCCCTAGATGCCAGCCCCGGACGCTCACGAGCCGTCTTTGACTTACCACACGGCGTCTTGACCTTCGGCAGCGGCTGGTGGCCTTCGGCAATGCGGATGCGCTGCCATTTGCCGATGACGGCATTCCGCGAACATCCCAGCACCAGCGCAATCTCGCGCATGCTGTTCCCGTCTTTGATCATCGAGCGGAGTATATTTGTCTTGTCATCGGTCCAGAAACTATCGATCATGACGCCTTCCCCCTCATTGCGGCACGGACCATCGCAAGGCTTTCGCCAGTGAGTTCATAGCCAAGCCCGTAATGCGTGGTGATCTTGATCCACGGCACGGCACGGCGGATACGCTTGATCATGGTATCGACGAGCCGGTAACTGCCAAATTCGTGGTTATCCACGCCGAAGTGCATGAGTTGTTCGCGGCTCATGATGCCGCCCTTGGCAAGGGCAACGAGCATCCGCGTCTGTCCTATGGACGTGCCGAACGTCTGATGGACGTTGCGGAGTTCATCGGCCTGCTGAGATTTGAATTCCGCCATCTCGGCCTCAAGGTCACTCACGCGCTGGCGAAGCGCCACCAGTTCGGAAAGCGTTTCCTGGGGGATTCCCGGCATCATAGACCCTTCCTCCTGATGAAGTTGAGCGCATTTGGACCGCACTTTCCAGTTCCGAGATCATGGCTCCGATCCGGCTCCGGTTCGTCTGAACGCTCGAAGTTGACGATGATGCCAGCCAGCCTGAGCCGGGTAAGCTGGGGAGAACAGCAGCGGGACCGCATCTGGTTGTCGCGCTGCATCCACTTGCAATCGGCGCAGAGTTCCGTCATGCCGCCACCAGTGAATCGAACAGGCTGGCGGATTGCGCTTCGACGCCTGCGATATTCTTGCACGCCTGCCGCCAGTAAGCCTCTTTCAGTTCGACGCCGATGAACTTCCGTTTCAGCTTGACCGCGACATATCCCTCGGAGCCAATGCCCATGAACGGGGAAAGAACCACGTCGCCGGGATTGCTCCACAGGATCATCGCGCGTTCGATCAGGTCAAGTTGCAACG